TCATTTGGCGACAGCCGCCCGCAACGTCGCATCCTTCGACGCCGACCCGCTCGACGAGCCCAGCCAGTAGGACAGGACCATGCCGTAGCCGGTGGCGGCCGAGCCGCCCAGGAGCAGCAGCGCCTCCTTCATGCCCTCGGGAACGGCCTTGGCGAACAGCATGTAGACGAAGCCGGCGAACACCAGCACGGCCAGCACCGACACGATCGAGGAGCCCCACGCCAGCGGCGAGCCCGACTTGGCCAGCTCCACAGTCTGGTTGCGGGCGCTCTGCACGTCGGCGAGTTGCGCGCGCAGCGTCTCCATGTCCTGCCGGCGCAACTCCTCGACGTGGGCCCGCTCATCGGCCTCGGCCTGCAGCAGCGCGATCTTGAACTGCAGCGCCAGGTTGGGATCGGCCGCCACGGCCTTCTCGATCTCGTTAGCGTCGTCGGTGCCCAGGATTTCGCGAGCGATGCCTGTCACCTTGGCGACGGCGTTGCCGGTCTTGTCGCCCATGACCCATGAGGCAACCGTGGGCGCGAGGCCCAGAATGAGGGGAAGTAGCGGCATCAGGCGGCCTCCTTGAGTTTGGTGAGAGTACGAGGGCCGACCGCGCCATCGGCGAACAGGCCATGCGAACGCTGGAAGGCCGCAATGCGCGAACCTTCCTCGTCGAGATCCATCATGGGCAGGCCCAGCAGCGCGCGGTTGCGGTCCCAATAGTGGCGACGATCCGACAGGCCGTTGTATCCGCCGTTGATGATGCGGGTGATGGCCTTGAACCAGCCGAGGTCGGCCAGCAGGTTGAGGTCGACCTTCTTGTTGCCGATCGTCCAGAACCAGACGGCCGACGCCGTGGCGTACTGCGGCTCCCTGATCCTCTCGGGATGGGCGACCAGGTCGATGCCGAGATAGACGCCGCAGGCGCGATAGTTGTCCTTGCCTGTGACCTGCATGGGGCCGCCGCCCTTGAAGCGCGGCCCGTCGCCAGGCTGGTCGTTGCCGAGGTCGGCGCGGCCCTCGTAGGCGTCGCCGCTGGCGAGTTCGTGCATGTAGCGATACTCGCCGCTCTCATGGGCAAGCTGCGCTAGGCAGGCGGCGATGCGATCAGGCGTCGTGACGCGGCCCTTCTCCAGCGCCGGCACGATGAACGGCAGGTGCGCATCGAGCCGGGCGCCTGCGTTCGGCATCATTCGGCGCAGCATGGTTTCGGCGATCATGAGATGCGATCTCCTGTCAGAGCTTCAGGTGGTTCTTGAGCAGCACGCCACAGACGAGAAGCAACAGACCGAAGGAGCTGGTGAAGGCCGCCCACAACACGACCTTCACCTCCCGCAGCTCGATCCACATCTGCTTGTTCTGCTGCTTGCACTCGGCCAGGTGTTCGCCGAGCGATTTGTCGAGCTTGTGAATCTCGCGCCACATGTCATCGGACATGACCAGCCCCCTCGCGTCCGGCGGACGCCTAGTATTGAAGCCCGATGCGATAGGCGAGAGTGCCCGCGCCGCCGAAGACCAGGTTGGTGGCCGCCGAGGCGATCGAGAAATAGAGCTTGCCGGTCGCGTCCAGGATGAGGCTGCGGTTGATGCTGGCCGCCCACCAGGCGGCGCCACCGGCCGCCGACGCGATCGCCACCGTGCCCTCGTAGACCAGCTTGGCCGCGTCGCCGGCAGCCAGTGCCAGCGTGGCAGCGTCGGTGAAAGTGCCGGTCGGCAATTCGTCGAAAACGTGGGCCAACAGGCTTTGCGGCGTCGAGACGTTGGCCAGCAGCGCCACTACGGCCAGGTCAACCAGGCGAACCTCGGCGCTGGCCGGCAGTGGCGTCTGGACCGTGACCAGGCCGCCGACGCATTTGCCGGCGGCGAGGGTCGCCGTGCCAAACGCGATGCTGCCCTTGAGGGTGAGCGGATGAAGACCGGCACCGACGCGCGGTGCAATGACGAGGGACATGGTTCTCTCCTTTGCTATGCGGCGCCCGCAAGCTGCTTGCGGTACGCCTCCTCGAAAAGCTCGCGGATGCCGTCGACCGTCAGGCCAACAGAGGGATGGGTGCCAAGCTGCAGCACCAGTTCGTGATCGCTCTCGAACACCTTGGCGTCGCGCCAGTAGATGCGCGGCTTGCGGTTGCCCGACTGCGCCAGGCCATCCAGCAGCGCCTCGATCGCATCGGCGAGGCCGGGCTGATCCTCGACCTCCAACATGAAGTAGAGACGTTCGACGGTGATGCGCGCTGCGGCCGTCGCCTGGCGCGCAATCTCGGCCTCCACTTCCTCTTGCGTCGGCGGCTGGAAGCCCTCGGGCAGCGGAGGATCGAACTGCACATCGGCAACCGTGGCGGCCGTCAGCAGGCCGGGCTTGGGCTGGCAATTGATGCCGGGACACAGCACGGCAATGGCCTTGATGGCGTTCATCAGAAGCTCCCTCGATAGCGAAAACCGGACTGGTCGAGAGTGCCGCCGGCGTCGCCGTACCAGGTCGTGGTGCTGGCTGCCTGCGACCATTCGAGCGGCCAAAACTCGGCGACGCCGAGGAACGACGCCTCAGCATCGGCCTCAACCCAAATGAAGTAATTGGCGGTCGTTTCGGTATTGCGCGAGTACCGCCCCGTTGGGCCGATGGTGCTGTTGAAGCCGACGCCAGCACCGATATTGTTGCCACCACCACCATTGCCCACCAATGGGCGATACGAAGCCCAAACAGGCTCCTCCTGCACACCCTGGAGGGCCGAGACGCGCATACCCTCCTGCAGCCGCGCGACGCGCCAGGTGGCCGTCGTGTACGTCCAGTTGTCGGTCGACTCGCCCACCAGGCCGCCATGCTGGCGGCGGTTGTGCATGTTCCAGACATGCAGCAGTGCCGGCAGGCCGCCGGCCGCGATGCCGCCGGGCTGCCAGTTCATCTGGCTGCTGCCATCGGTTTTGACCGAGCCGACATAGGTTCCCTTGCGGGCGGCCGGGCCGTTGACGATGTCGTACTTGTTGACCGGGATGCCGTTCAGCCACTCCAGCTCCGTCGTGCCGACGCTGGCGCCGCGATCGGTCGTGTAGTTCTCGCCGGTATGCGTGCCGGCCTGGGCGCCCGACGTGTTGATGAACGTGCCGGCCAGCATGTTCGCGAGCGAGCTGGAGAGCTTGAAGGTGTCGGCCGTGACCCTCGTGACGAAATAGTCGGTGTTGAGCGCCGCGCCGGTGGGCAACACGCCGGTCGTCGAGGGCCAACGGAAAGTCTGGCCGTCCTTCAAGTCGGCGCCCGTCATCGTGACCACGGCGGGCGTGGCAATCGTGACGCTGGCGGGCCCGGTCTTGATCCACTTCGGGCCGCGCGTGAGCCGGATGGTGCCGGCATCGTTCCAGACAAACCCGTCCAGGACCTGGTGCGGCCCGGCAGCCGCTGGGCCTGCCTTTCCCGTCGCGCTTTGCGTCAGGTCGTTCTGCAGCTCGCCGCAGATCGTCGGCACGAACTCCGTGCCATTCCAAATCGGCACGATGCCGGCCGTGAAATACAGGACCGTCTTGGCCGTGTAGGCCGTGCTGCCCATTACGCGCACGCCGGACGCCAGCGTGAGGCGGCCCTGCGGAAAGGCCGCGCTTGATCCACCACCGACTGCGCCGATCGCCGCCCGGAAAGCCGGGCCGTCGACCATCGACTTCAGCGACTTCACGAAGGCCGAGAAGCTGAGCGTGCCGAGGAAAGCATCGGCGTCGTTATCGTCCAGCAGCGTCTCGACGAAGGCCGACACGGTCAGGTCGCCGGGCGACATTGGCGAGCCCACCGTGAGCTGCGCCAGCGGCCCGGCGCCGAACATCAGCGCCTTGTTGGCGCGCACGCTGGGCGCCGGGATACGGAACGGCCCGGCAGGATCGAGCGGCGAGAACAACAGAGCGCGATCGAGCAGGCCGCGCAGCTCCTGGGCGAGCAGGAACTGGCGATCGCTGCGCTCCTGGCGGGCCGCCGCCGACTCCTGGATGAAGTCCTCGAACTCGGTTTCCTGGAGCGGCGTGGTCTTGCGGATGATTTCCACGACCGAGCCGGCCGTGGTCGCCGGCGCCGAGTCGAACACGACATCGCCGCCGGCCGCCTCGCCGATCCCGTCGAACGACCAGGAGGGCAGCGCCAGCTCGACGCCGGCGGCGCTCCACCACTTCACGATCAGCTCGTCCTCCGACAGCACCAGGTTGTCGACGGCGAAGCGCGTCGTGATGCCGTTGGGCTCATAGGTCCAGCGCCAGTTCTGATTTTCCGTACTCATAGCCGCGGTGCCTCCTGCGGTGACAGCCAGAACGTCTGCTTGTTCTCGCGCTCGATGCGGCGCTCCATGCGCTGCAGATAGCCGGGGTTCAGCGCCTCCTGGATGGGATAGAGCGCCAGGTAGTTGATCGCCGGCCGCGCCCAGAACAGCGAGGCGAAGGGCGTGTTGCTGGCGACGAAGCGGAGTGAGCTGGCGGCCAGGTCGGCGCCATACTTTGCCCCGCCCTTCGACATCTTCCCGGTGTCGCGCGCCTTGGCCCACAGCTCGAACAAGTCATCAACCGAGCCCAGCGTGGGACCGGCGGCCGTCGCCAAGGCTGAGCGGCCAAAGCGGTTGAACTCGCCAAAGAAGAAATCGCCGTAGATGCCCATGCCGCCGCCCTGGACCATCGCGGCCGCGACCGTCTCGACCGACAGCGGATCGCGCGGGTTCTTGCCGGCGATCAGCTCCTTGGCCGTCATCGAGAAGTAGCCGAACACCGAGAGCTGCGCGGCGAGCGCCATGATGCGGACGGCGCCGCCCATCTTCGAGCCACCGCCATAGAACTCGCGGCCGAGCGTGCGGCTCACCATGGCGATCGGGAAGCTCTTGAACTGCATCACGAAGCGCAGCGCCTCGCCCAGGATGTCGCCGCGCTCCGTGCCCATGTGGAGCATGGCGTTCTCGCGCGCGCCGGCGGTCGGCACGGCGAAGTCGACGCGGTCGACGACCAGGGCGGCATAGGCCGCCGACAGGCGATCGCGGGCCTCGCGCATGGCGCGTTCGCTGCCCATCAGGCCGCCCTCGCCCTTCTGGTCGATCTTGGCGCCCAGCTCGGCGAACGCGCCCAGGGGAATGGCGCGCACGCCCTCGGGCGTCAGGAACTTCGTTCCGTCCTCGGCCGCATGCACGCCGGCCTGGCGCAGCACGTCCCAATCGCGGCCGTCGATGCCGTACTGGCGCAGCGTCCGCTGCACCGGCGCCGCGAGCTTGTCGAAGGCATGCGCGGCCTGGCTCGCGTAGTAGCGCGCGATTACCAGGCCGGCCGTCGTCTTGTGCGTGTCGGTCCACCAGGAGAGGCCGTTTAAACGGAAGAACAGCGCCGACGCGCGCGACAGGCCGCCCGGCGGCGCGCTCTCGCCGCCGAGACGCGCCATCACCTGGCCGGTCAGGGCCTCGAAGCCGACGCCCAGCAAGTCGGCAATGACGCGCTTCTCGCCGGTGCGGCGGCCCTTCATCAGGCCGTCGAACATGTCGCTGTAGGACGACAGCATGCCCTGGCCCTGCCAGCGCAGCTCGGCCGCGGCCGTGGGGATATCGCCGAACGACGACAACAGCGCGCCGCCCAGCTTGGCCATCGACTGCACGGTGCGGATCGAGGCCGCCCAGGCGGCCAGCGTCGGGCTGCCGACCTGGCGCGCCTTGCCCGTCACCTCGGCCAGTTGCCAGTCCAGGCTCTTGCGCGAGACGCTGCGCATCAGCGCGTTGTCGCCCTTGGCCTTGGCTTCCTGCAGCAGCTCGGTGCGCAGGAGCTGGAACATCGCCTCCGGGTTGGGCCCGAGGTTGCGCATCAGCGAGATGGCCGTGGCCGCGCTCTCGATGTCGCGGAACACGCCATCGGCCAGGCCGCCGGCGCCGTACTGGCGCATGTAGGCCACCTCGCCCGCCGCCTCGCTGAAATGCAGCTCGCGGTGCGCGGCGCGGCGCTTGGCGATATTCGCCGGGCCGATCTGCGCCAGGAGCCCGCTGAACTCCTCCGACTTGCCCGTCATCCAGGTGTCGGCGGCGATCGCGTTGTAGATCCTGCGCAGGAACGTGTCGGGGTCGACCGGGCCCTGGATGCGCTCCTCGTAGCCGGCGATGCGCCGGTCCAGCTCGTTCATCAGCTCCAGGCCCTTCTCGGCCCGGTCGATGCGCGAGGCCGCGGCCTCGACGCGATCGGCCAGCTCCTGGCGCCTGGCGTCGTTCTCGATCGAGCGGCCGCGTCCGGCGGACGCCTGGTCCTGCAGCGCCTGCAGCCGTTCGCGCGCACGGTTGAGCGCCACGCGCGCCTCGCCGAGCTGGCGGCCGCTCACGTCCTGGGTGCCGGCCTCGCCCAGCAGCGGCGCCGCCGATCGGCTGCCCTCGCGCGCCTTGGCCGCCAGGTCCATGTAGCGGCCCAGGGCGTCGCCCATGGCACGCTCGGCCTCGCCGATCTGGCCAGACAGCTTGCGCTCGGCCGCATCAAGGCGGCTGCCGCGCTCCGTCGCCTTGTCGTCCAGCCGGTCGGCGGTGCGCAGCTCGTTCACAACCGCAGCCAAGTCATTGGCGGCCGCCAGGCGATGCTGCAGCACCTGGCCGCGCTCCAGGCGAAGCTGGGCCAGCAGCTCCTCCTGGCGGCCGAATGTCTTGTCGGCATCGAGCAGCGGCAGGATGTCGGCCTTCCACTTCTCGTAGCCGGCGCGGCGCACGCGCAGGCTGTCGTGGCTCTGGCGCGTGACGTAGCCGTCGAGCTTGCCGCGCCAGCCGCCGGCGTCGTTCTCCTGGCGCCGCAAATCCTCGCGCGTCTTCTCGATGGCGCCGGCGATCGCGCGCGCATCCTCGTGCGCCTTCTCGCCGCGCAGTGCCTTGGCGATTTCGAGCTCGAAGCCGCGATCGGAGAACAGCTTCACCAGGCGGTCGCCGTTCCCTGCCCTGCGAAGATCGGCCAGCAACGCGCCGGCGCTGGTCGTCCAGAGCCCGTGCTGCTCGGCCGCGACGCTGGCGCGGCCGCCCTCGATCTGCGTGTTGATGCCGACCAGGCGCGCCTCGATCGCGCGGCCGGCGTCGACGGTCTGCCGCGCCGCCGAGATAAACGATTTCAGGTCGCCATAGACCAGCTTGTTGCGGATGACTTGGCGCTGCGCGATCGCCTTCTCGATCTCGATCTGCCTGGCCACCGTCTGCGCGGCCGACAGCCAGTCGGACGGAAAGCCGCGCGCGAACAGCGAGGCCCGCGTCTCGTCGAGGCGGGTGTAGAACGCATCGAACTCGTCCATCGTGATGCGCCGGCCGAGGGCCGACGTGATGGCGCCCAGGCAGTCATAGAAGCCCATCAGGCGCCTCCCCCGATGCGGCAGGCCGCCAGGGCATCGACAGCCTTGGCCTCGTCGTCGAAGATCCGGCCGGCCGCGTCGAAGATCGCGCGCGTGTCCTCGTCCAGCACATGGCCGAAGTCGGCCAGGTCGTCGGCGAGCAGCTTCTGAATTTCGCGCGCCTCGCCGGCCAGCCGATCGTCGCGCCGCGCGAGGGCGGCCGTGTCGGCGTGAAGGTCGGCGCCCTGCTGGCGCTCGGCGAAGCCTGCTAGGTCTTCGGTTCCCGGTGCGGTGGCGGCGGGTCCTTCTTCGCCATCCGCGCGTCGAAGTCCGGCACCCTCTGGCGCAGGATTATCCCCGCCTCGTCCAGCAGGCGCAGCTTCGCGACCTTGATCCGGTCGGCCCCCGACAGGCTCCCGGCCAGCAGCTTGTCCGCCCTGGTCCGCCTGCCCTGCAGTTCTTTCATGGTCGGCATAGTACCGCTCCAGTTCCGCCAGCGTTGCCGCCGGGGTTTCCCTATGATCCGCTTTTGGCGCGTCGGGTTCAACCGCGCCGGGCTCCTCGGCGAGAATTTCGCGCTCCAGGGCCGCGCGCTCGGCATCGAGCCGCGCCGCCAGCTCCAGGCTCGCCTCGGGGCCGAGGCTGTCGATCTGCCGCAGCAGCACCATCGTGCGCGCCGTCGACTGATCCTGCTGCAGCAGCCAGGCGAGCTGGCGCGGGTCCATGCCCCTGGCATCGAGGCCGAGCGCGTCTTCCAGGTAGCCCTTGAACTCGGCGAAGTAGCGTTGCTGCGCCTGCCACGCGTCGGTGTGGGCATCGTCCGGGAAGTGCTTGGTGCGGCCGCTCGCGTCCTCGATGAGCGCCTTCACGAAGGCGTCGACATCGGCGCCGCCGCCGGTCCTGGTTTCGTCGCCGATCCTGAAGCCGGCCTCGCGCGCGGCCTGTGCCATGTGGTCGGCCTGGCGGCCCTTCTCCCTGGTGCGCAGCAGGCCGGGCTGCTTGCCCAGGTCCGACGCCAGCAGTTCGGCCGCCTCCGGCGTGTCCTTGATGAGGCCGCCGTTCTTGCGCACGAAATCGACCAGCGACTGCGGCCGATCGAGCGGCACGTCGGGCGACCAGCCGCGCGCAACGCGCGTCGCCAGCTTCAGCTCGTCGGCCGAGGGCTGCCAGCCGTCCGGCGGGTCGATCGTGCCGGCGGCCTCGGCGCCGCTGGCGGCCGAGCGCGCCTGCAGCTCGCGCAGGTCGGCGCGGGCCGCGGCGTCCATCGCCGTGCGCACCGGCTCATAGCCGGGATCGGCGCGCAGGATCGGCTCGACGTCGACCGGCTTGTCCTGGACGAGCTGCGCGATCGCCGTGCGCAGCGCCGTGTCCTTCGTCTCGGGCCGCAGCTTCTCGACTTCCTCGGCGACGGGTTGGCGCGGCGGCGGTTCGTCGACCTTCTCGACGACAACAGAGGAGCGAGGCCCAGGGCGAGCAGCCTCGCCCGCGGCCGTCTCGGGCTCGATCGTGCGGAAGCGGTTGCGCATGAAGCGGAAGCCGGCGCCGGCGCCGTAGCCCGCGCCGTGCAGCACGACGCCCAGGCCGGCGCCGAACGTGACGTTCATCAGCGTGTCGAGCATCGAATAGTCGTTGCCCAGGAGCGCCGCATCGGCCGCCATCACTGGCTCCAGCAACGCCTGGCCCACCGCGCCCTCGACCGCGCCACGCGCCAATGCCGCCGGCAGCCTGCCGACGCTCGCGGCCCATGAGGCATAGCGCGCCGGTCCCACCACCGGCACGAATGCCGAGGCGATGTTGAGGGGATCGGCCGCCATGGTCAGGAACTCGGTGCCGCCGGCCAGGAGCCAATGCAGCGTGCCATAGCCGTCCTCGAGACGGGCGCGTTTAAACACGCTCTCGTTGGCGAGCTGGTGCCGCTTGGAATCGGCCAGCACGTTGTAGGCGCTCTCCGCGATCGGCTCCTCGAAGCGCAGCCCGAGGTCGCGGCCGCGATCGCTCGCCTCCTGCGGCGACAGCAACGCCTCGCCGCGGCGCACGGCGGACGCGCCGGCCTCGGCCACGTCGAGCTGGCGGCCGATCGCGGACACCGGGTTGCTGGCCCAGGCATCTGAGGCAACCGCGTCGAGATATTCGCCCATGCCGGCGCGGTATTGGTCGATGCCGACGCCGCGGACGGTGCGCAGGGGATCGAGGCCGAAGGAACTCATTGCGCGTCTCGCTGACGCTGTAGCCGCGCCCTGGTGCGCTGCTCGCGCATCTCGCCGTCCTTCACGAACAGCTCCTGCAGCCAGGCCGGGCCGCCGGCCGCCGGCGGCGCGGGATCGCTGCCCTGATCGAAGCCGGCGGCGGCGCGCATGACGGCGTTCTCCTGGGCCGCCTGGTTGCCGGCGCCGGCCAGCACCGAGTCGAAGCCCAGCATCACCGGGCCGTCTTTCGTCAGGACCGGCATGCCGTTGCCGGCCATCAGCACCAGGCCCTTGTCGTCGGCCGTGGTCATCCAGTAGCCGGACGACTTCACATGCCGCGCCAGCGCATCCCGCGCCTGGGCCGGCGTGACACCCTGGGCCGCCGGCGCGATCAGATCCATTTTCGGTAGCGCGTCGATCACCTGGCGCTGCGTCGCGCGCACGGCGGACGCCGGCACGATCGGCTGGCCGTTCACCTTGGGCACGCGCGCCTGGTCGACCACTTCCCAATGGTCGTAAAAGACGATGTCGGCCGCGCGCTTGGCGGCCGCCTCGACGCCTTCGCCGCGGATCACGAGAAGCCGCGCGACCTTCTCTGCGGCGTTCTGGTACGTCGCCAGGAACTCAGGACCGCCCGGCGCCTGCGCCATCGTGCCGGCCATGGGGCCGACCTGGGCGCGCACCGCCTTGTCGACTTCGCCGATTTTCTGCGTGCCCAGCACCTCGCCGGCGGCCTTGTCCTGGAGCTTGAACGCCTCGGCCACGATCACGGCCTGCATGTTGGCGCCCTGCGGCATCGAGGCGATCACCTGCACGTCGCCCGGCATCGGCTTGCCGTCGCTGATCTGGTTCCAGGCGCGCGCCCAGGAGTCGCCATAGGTGTGCTTGAGCTGCTGCACCAGGTCGACGCGCGCCTGGCCCTCGGCCTGGAGCAACTGCGCCTGCAGGGCATCGGCCTGCGGCTTGGTCAGCAGCGCGACCTTGTGCGCCGGCACGCCTTCGGCGAGCTGCGTCGCTTCCATCGTCTGCCAGGCGCGGCGCCGCAGCGCCGGCGCATCCTGGGCGGCCGTCTCGTCCTGGCCGTTCTGGAGCTGGTCGGCGCGGACCAGGTCCTCGGCGATCGTCGGGTAGTTCTTGAGCGCATAGGCGGCCGGGTCGCGATCGCGCTCCTCGATCTTGCGGCCCAGCGCCGTCTTCAGCACGCGCGACAGGTGCAGGTCCTCGGCCGTGGGCGGCTTGGCGCCTTGAGCGAGCTGCAGTCCCAGTGCCTCGCTGCGCACATTGGCGGCGACTTCGGCCGCCTCGATCGACTCGAAGCCCTGCCAGGCGCGGCCGGACGCCAGCGCGCGCTTGACGGCCTCGCTTTCGCTGACCTGGCGGCCACCCCACAGGGAGGGAATGTTGGTCGGCTGGCCGCCGTTCAGGCGCGGGTCGGTGACGGTGATCGACAGCTCCGTCATCGTCTTGCCGTCCGGTGTGCGCGGCGCCGTGTAGCCGTCATGCGTCGTCGGCTCGCCCCGGTCGATCCGCGCGATCGCCGCGGCGAGCTGCGGGATGTTCTTGTCCGTCGTCTCGACCTGGACGCGCTGGTAGAAATCCCAGCTCCGCTGCACGCTGGCGCCGATCGTGCTCTTGGGACCGGCACGCTTGATCAGCGCCTGGACCTGGCCGGGATCGACGGGCTGGCCCTGGGCCATGGCCGTCGTGAGGTCCTGAGCATCGCCGCGCAGCTCGACGCGCGCCTGGGCCGACAGCGATTCGCTCCGCTGCTGGGCCTGGGCGCGCAGGTTCACGCGCTGCGAGGCGTCGAGATACTTGAACTTCTCCGGGTCGCCCAGGGCCGCGATCGCCCCGCCGGGATCGGTGCGGATCATTTCCGCGGCGAGCGCCCCGTCGACCTTGCCGAGATAGGCCCGCTGCATGGTGCGCGCGCCGTGCGCCGAGATACGCCCGGTGCGCACCGCGTCCTCGATCGCGGCCTGCGCTTCGAGCTGGTAGCCGTCGCGCTCCTGGACGTTCTTGGTCACGACGACCTTGTTGGCCAGCGTGTCCAGGTTCTCGCCCAGCTTCATCCTGAAGATCTGGGTTTCTTCGTCGCGGGCCTGGTTGCGCACCTGCGCCTGCATCGAGCGGGCGACGCGGTTGAAGCGCATGCGGTAGTCGTCGCGCGCCCTGGGATCGGTGAGGCCCTGCAGCTTCTCGTCGCGCTCCTCGTTCAGCCGGCGCTGGAACCGCTGCTCGCGTGTGGCGTGGTCGCCGTCCTTCTCCAGGTCCTGGCGGTAGGCGTCGAGCTTGTCGCTGCTGTCCAGGACCGCGTCGCTGACCTTCACCGAGTTGCGCGCCTGGATGAACTTGTCGGCAACCTCGACGCCCATTGCCAGGCCGCGCGCCGCCGCCATCGCGCCGAGGCCGGCGCTCGGGTCGGCCTGCACCGTGGCCGCCTGCAGCGGCGGCGCGTCGACCTGCGCCGTGCCGCCCTGGATCGCCGCGAAGGGAATACGCGCCATCAGTCGGGCCTCGCTGCATTGGGTCCGCCGTAGGCGCCACCGCCCTTGGGAGCCGCATCGGCGCCGGGCGACAGCAGGTCGAAGCCGGCCGCGCCGCCGCGCACGACGCCGCCCACGATCTGGCCGAAGCCCTGGGTGTAGGCCGCGTCGCGCTGCTGCTGGCCGTAGCGCAGCGTCATGTTGGCGCGCTGGCTGGTGTCGTAGGCTTGGGCGCGGAGCTGCCACGCCTTCTGGTCATGCTCGAACTTGGCCTGCAGCGCCTGGAACTCGCTCTCGCCCGACTGCTCGGTCAGGATTTCCAGCGGCGAGCCCTCGAACACGTCGACGCCGCTGACCGACAGGGCGGCCAACGTGTTGCCGCGCAGCATGCGGCCCTGGCGCCGCGCGCGCGCCGCGGCCGTGACGCCCTGCTGCTCCTCCAAGTCGGCCGCGCGCCGCAGGCGGCCGGCGTTCTCGCCCAGGATGCGCGCGTTCTCGGCGCCGGCGGAATAGGCGGCGTTGCCCTGGGACATCGCGCCGACGCCGCTCATGATGCCGGACGCCACCGAGGCACCGGCCATGATGAAAGGTTCCGCGCCCGACATCAGCCGATCTCCTCAAGGTAGCGCGGGCACCAGGCGCCCAGCTCGGCGCGCCACAACTCGTAACGCTGATGGCGCACCAGGGCCGGCTCCTCGATCGCGGGCCAGATGTGGAGGTAGCGCAGCATGGGCGCCTCGATGCCGGCGAAGCCCGGCGCGCGGCCGTAGGGCTCGAAGCCCATGCGCCGGATCAGCCGATGCCCCTGCAGGTGGCTCGCCGCCACCATCGCGGTCACGACGCGGAGCCCGCGCTGGTGCGCCCACCACACGATCGAATGGACCGTGTTCCAGATCAGGCGCCAGCCGCGCATGCCGAGACCTTGCGGCGCGTGATAGAAGCAATAGCCCTCGCCGGGCGCCGTCTCGATGACGCCACCGACCGCCAGGACCTGGTCTCCCTCCCACAGCGCACGCACGGCGGCTGGATGCTGCGAAGATCCGAGTGCCGCCATCCGCCAGCAGGCAGCGGTCGGCTCGTCGGCGTCCGCCGGACGCGGGACTTCACGCCAGGGGCCAACCGTCATCATGGCTGCTGCCACGGCGCGTAATCGTGGATCACGACGAGCTGCACGTTGCACGGCAGCGGCTCGTCCTGGTTCACCGCCAGCTCGGCGCGGCGCGACCAGGCGCCGGCGGGATAAAGCATCTTGTCGCCGCTGAACGCCGGCGGCGCCGCGGAAGGCGCGGCCTCGCCCTGGTTGTAGGGATACAGCGAATCGAACGGGATGCTTTCCTCGTCCGTCTCGGGCATGGCGCCGAACCTGCCGCCGATCGTGTTCAGCACGCGCGCCATGATCTTGTCGATGCGCTGCATGCGGCCCATGCCGGCGCCCGGCGACGGGCCGGGATCGAGCGGCAGCGTCACCATCCAGCCGGCATACTTGAGGCCGGCATGGACTTCCCAGCCCGGCGTATCGAGGTCGATCGCCCCGCCAACCACCGTCTTGGGCTTGCACACGCGGCCGTCGCTGACCGCGACGACAGACAGGCCCTCGAAATGATCGAGGCCGGTCAGGCGCGAGACGGTGAGGCCCCACTGGCCGGTCGGGATCGCCGCGACGTTGCGGAAGGGCGCCAGCACCTTGGCCATTGCCACCGTGGTCGAGCTGACCGATGTGATCTTGGCGATCGCCGTCTTCCAGATCGGCCGCTTGCGCTTGGTGTAGCCGCTGAGCCAGCGCCGCTTGACCAGGCGGCCCACGTCGCTCGCCTGCCAGATGAAGCCATCCGTCACGTCCGACAGCGTCAGGCTCACCGTGCCGGTCATGGCGCTCGGCGTCAGCGTCGCGGTCGGCGCGTTGCGCAGGCTGAGGCCGCAATCGAGGTGCAGCAGGCTCTCGGGTGCGGCATCCCACAGGCCCGGCCGGTCCATGCGCTCGATCGTGCGCAGCGTGCCGGTCGGCAGCTCGCGCCGCACGACGGCCCACAGCTCCTCGTGCGTCGGGCCCTTCATCGTGTCGATGCTCTCGACCACCGCGAACTCGCCTTCGGCCGCCTCGACCGGCATGCCCATCGGGTGGCGATGAAAGCCCAGCACCTGCTCGGCCGGCGCGTGCAGGCAGCCGGCCAGTTCGCCGTTGCCGCGCACCAGCCACGCCGTGCCGATCGGGTCGGCCTGGTAGGCAAGGTCGGTGAAGCCGGGCGAATCCTCGGAGAGGAAACACATATGGTCCGACAGCAGCGACAGGTTTTCGTCGTTGTAGCTCTGGACGCCCAGGTTGAAGCTGAGCGAGCGCAGGTTGAGGCCGAGCTTGTCGATGAACAGCAGGCCGCCGACCGCATCGCGCGGCTCGATGCGCTTGGCGCCCGAGGGGCTGATGGGCTTGGTCCAGATCGCGGTCGGCGTGATCGCGGCGCCGGTCGAGTCGCCGGCGATGCGGTTCTCGCCGCCGGCGGTGAAGGCAATCAGGTCGTTCGAGCTGCCGAACGCCAGGATGCGGTTCACGTCCTTGCTGCCGATCGTGTAGGCCCAGGCTTCGTTGGCATCGGAGCCCGGCGAGAAGGTTTCGTAGGAGCCGATGCGCGAACCGTCGACACGATCCGGCGCCGACAGCGCGCCACCGAACACCAGGCGCTGCTCGTGCAGGATGACGCCGGCGGGAAAGCCGATGCGCGAGGAGTAGATGCCGAGGCGCCAGGCGCTGAACGGCCCGCCGCCCGAGAAGGCCGCGCCCATGACAGTGGCCGTCGCCACGGTCGAGCTGGAGACGGCGTCGATCCGCAGCCACTTCCAGGTGGTGTCGTTGATGCGGATATGGCGGCCGAGCCCGATCGTGGAGCCGTCGCCGTCGCCGAACGGTGCATGCCCGGTCGCGGTGACGGTCACGCTGCCGCTGGTGCCGCTCAAGGTCAGCGTCTTGCCGGCGTCGATGTTCTCGCGCGCGTAGGGACCATCGGTCAGCGGGAACGGATCGCAGACCCAGGCCGTGTGGCTGGTGCGCTTGATGGCGAAGATGCCGCGCGTCTCGTGCGTCACGAACAGGAAATCGGCGCTCTGCGTGAACGACAGGTTCGGCAGGTCGGCGGTCAGGAACTCGGTCGCGAACTCGACGGGGGTGCCGGTCGCCGCAACCTGGCCGGACGTATGCCACACCCGGCCATACTCGTTGCCCAGCTCCAGCATGTAGCCCTGTTCGGCGCCGACCTGGAAGCGCCGCAGCATCGGCGCGTCGCCCGACTTGGGGAAACCCATCAACCGGAAGCCGGGGCGGAAGGAATACATGCCCGTCGTCGTGAGCAGGAAATTCTCCAGCACGCGGCAGGCGCTGTCGTAGCGGCCAACGTCCGGCCGGCCTTCCATCGTCTGCGAGACTTCGCCGGCGGTGGCGTTGGTTTTAACCAGGTTCGGCATCAGCGCCAGGCCCCGCCGAGGCGCGCGGCCAGCCAGGTCGTGCCGGGGACCTTCACCTTGACCTTGCCGGCGCGGCCGTTGTCCGACGCGGCGGCCGCGAAGGTCGACTCGACCTCCTCCTGGCACCGCTTGCGGATCGCCTCGCTCGCCGTGATCGGCTGGCAGATGCGCAGCGCCAGGAGCCGGCCCAGGTACTCATTGAAGAAGGCCGTGCAGCGGCCGATGTCGACGCCGCGGCGCGTGCCGATCAGCGTCACGAGCGAGCCGGCGCTGGTCGTGATGTAGTTTTCCCATTCGTCGAAGTCGGCCTCGGGCCTGATCTCGAACACACGCACGCAGTCGGCCGGCTGGCGGAAGGCATAGGCCATGTCCGGGTCCGGGTTCTCGGCCGCCGGCACGGCCGCCTGGTCGCGCCATGCCTTGCGCGCGAACTTCCAGGGATGCGACGCCAGCGCCAGCTCGTAGGTTGGCGTCCACATCTTGCGGATCGCCTCGGCCTGGCGCCCTGGCGCCGAGTCGATATTGTCGATCCAGTCGCCCGAGTGACAGGCGACCGCGATGTTGGCGATGTCGGTTTTGCTGGCCATGCGAGAGTTGGCCGGCAGGGTTCACTGTGACGTGAAGCGTCCCCGCCGGCCGTCCCCTGCGTCCTTACGGACGCAGAACTGCCCACATGACTTTGATGATCTTCGTCGCGGTCGGGGCGGCGCCCGACAGCGTCACGCGCAGCGGCCGATCCTGCGTCAGCTCGTAGCCGAAACCGGCGAACACGTTGCCCACCTTGGGCGCGGTGCCGGCGGCGGCCACGTCGAGGGCCGAGCCGTAGCGCGTGGCCGAGCCGTCATCGCCGACGCCGGCCACGACGGAGGAGCCCATCGCCTCGTGCCACAGATGGAAGTCGATGAAGCGATCGCCCTTGCGCAGGGCATTGATCGGCCCGAGGTCGAAGGAGTCGCCATCGGCGAACCCCGAGGCGGGGATCGCGTAGTAGTCGAAGAAAACGAGCGGCTTGCCGCCGTTGAGGCCGCTGATGGGCACCATGCTTGGCCCCTGCTGCGCCGCCGTGTTGAGTACACCTTTGAAGGTCGTCATGAAAATCTCCAGGAGAAAGAGGGCGGTTCGTCCGGCGGAAGCCTCGCGGCGTCCGCCGGACGCCCGGGTTAGTGGGGCGACTGCGCTCTAGGGCGCCGTCGTGATGCAGGGAGCGGCGACCACGCCGCGATCGAGGCGCCGCGCGGCGCCGCAATCCATTTCCGTGGTGACGGCCCAGATGCGCTTCTCGCCGTTCCACCACACGTCGCCGCTGGGCACCTTCGGCGTCCAACGCTTGATCGCCTTCTTGACGCCGAACAGGCAGGTGCGAACGTCGGCGCCGCCGGTGCCGGTGTTCTCGCTGTAGGGCAGCAGGCGCTCCACCAGGGTGCCGGTCTCGTCGTAGAGGTCCTCGATCCGGTAGAAGTCGACCAGGCCGTAGCTGGTGATCTGGCCCTTGTCGCGATTGCCGCTGGTCGTGTAGTCGCGCGAGGAGACCTGCAGCACGTTCATGAACGTGGTTTCCTCGGCCGAGGTCCACAGGCACCAGATGCGATCGTTGCGGCCCATCTGGCCGTACCGCTTCAGGTACTCCACCGCGGCGTCGAACTTCGCCAGCACGAAGCCGGTGTTGCCCTCGGCCAGGGTGCCCGCGCCGGGGAAGCTGTTCGGGGTGGCGAAGTTCTTGCCGCTGTAGGCAATCGCCGTCGCCGCCGTGATGAGGATCTTGTCCTTGGTGCGCATGGCCGCGGCGAGCTGTGCCTGGGCGATGCCGTTCTTCGGGTCGACGCGCATGCGCAGCGCATCCGACGTGTCGACCGGGACCTGGTTGTAGTACGGGTCGGAGAAGACCCAGCGGCGCTGCGTGTTGACCTGGCTCTTGGTCAACTCGATCTCGCGGGTTTCCTTGCGGCGCATGGTCGTGACGCCGAAGAAATCCTCGCTCTTGTTCTCAGCACCGGCCTCGGTGTCTTCGATGCACAGGCCCTCGGTAATGGCCTGTTCCTGCTGGGCCCACAGTTCCAGCGACGCCGAATACTTCGTCGTCATGGCTGCGGCCAGTTGCTCTGGCTGACTCATCGCTTCGCTCCATAAAAAAACATGAGCGAACCGAGTTCCGTGTTCTCCCGCTCTCCCGCCCCGGCCACCGCGCGGAACACGCGGCCGGATTGCCAGTCCTGCAGAAGCCTTCCGGCCCCTGTTCTAGGGTGTACGCGACCCCTGGCACGGCGGGTTTAAACGTCTCCGCATGACGCTGCCCGATCCTTGCCCGTCATCTTGCGGCCCCTCGCCAGATTGCGAGGGGCCGCCGATCACTTGGCGCGGCTCGGGCAAATTCGGTTTCAGCCGCCAGCCTGGCGCAGCGAGGCCGGCACGCGATCGCCGCCGCCCTGGTCACCCTGGTTGCCCTGGTTGCCCTGGTCGCCCTGGTCGCCCTGCTCGTCCTCGTCGCCGTCCTCGCCGGCAGGCGGTGCGGCCGGCCTCTCGACGCCGGCGGCCTTCAGTTCCTTCACCGTGCGCAGGTACTTCCTGGGCACCTGGGCCAGCAGCTCGTGCAGCTCCAACGGCTTGGCGGCCGAGGCTATCTTCGCCACAGGCGTCATGACCCACCCGAAATACTGCTCGGCCTGCTGCATGAAGTCGTTGGCCCGGCCGGTCAGCAGCGCGCCGCGCACCGCCAGATCGAGACAGTGCAACCGGACTTCGGGGATCGTGGGATTGCGCGGTGCCGCGCGGAGTTCGCTGTCTTTCATGTTTCGCTCCTGGTTCAGGTCTTGATGCCGGCGACCTGGTCGGTCAGCCGGTTCCACTTCTCGGTCACGGCCTTCTGCTCGGCCTGCGTGCCCTTCTCGCCGCGCAGCACGGCCGCCGTGTTCGGGTCCGCCTTCATGCGGTCCAGCTCGGCCTTGGCCTGGTCGGGCGACGTGATGTTGAACGTCTTGTGGCCACCGCCGGGGCCAGGGCCATCCGAGGCCGCCGCCACGCCATAGCCGTGCAGCAGGGCCATCGCCTTCTCGGGGCCGATCGCGAGCTTGAGCGCGCGCACGCCGGCGGCATCGAGGCCGGCCAGCTCGCTCGCCGCGCGCATCGCGAGGTCGAGCCTGGCCGCATGCTCGGCGCCGTTCGCCTTCTCCCAGGCAGCGTCGCCGTCCGCGAGCAGCTTTTCCTGGCTCGCGTTGTGGTTGGCGATCGTGTCGGCCATGAGCTTGTTCCAGCCCCTGACGATCTTCTCGGCGCCGACCTTGGTGACGCCGGCCTCGGGGAAGATCGCGCGGGCGAAGGCACCCATGCCCTCGTCCATCTTCACGCCGTCGACTTCGAGGACATAGTCCTTCGGGTCCTTCGGCACGCCGATGGCGTGATGGAACGCCGTGATTTCCTCGGGCGTCGCCTTCTCGCCCGGCACCGCGATGCGATCCTTACCCGCGCCCGCGACCAGCTCCAGGTGCGCAGCGCCCATCGCATCGAGCGTGTCGTAGCCGAGCAGCGCCAGGCCCTCGCGCACTTTGGGCGATGCCTGGTGCAGGAAGCCGGGCACCGCCGGCGGGGCGGGAGGCGCGGCAGGCGGCGCGGCCGGGGGAGCGGCCGGCGGCGCTGCAGGCGGTGCGGCCGGCGGCGCAGCGGGAGGAGCCGCTGGCGGTGCGGCGGGAGGAGCGGCCGGCGGTGCAGCAGGCGGCGCGGCAGGAGGAGCTGCCGGCGGATCGGGATGCCACAGCGCGCCGAAACGGCCGAGAAGGTGCCGTTTAAACAATGCCCTTCTCCGTCAACCAGGCGTCGCATTTGGCGACGACCATTTCGCGCGACACCTCGGACGCGCCACCGAGCTGCACGCTGTACGGCAGGTACGCCGCAAAGTCGCGGATCGCGCGGACCAGGTCCGCCTCGATCGCGCGCAACGCGCTGTCAGTCTTGCGTCTCGTGCGGGACGCCGTTGCCCGCTTCGAGCCTGCGGCTACCTTGACCTTGGCCTTCGCCTTTTTCTTCGACATTGCTCAACCCTCCTGATCGTTCGACGCTCACGCGAAAATCGGCAGCGGCGTCCGCCGGACGCGGGAACCGCATGCCGGTGATGCGCTGCCACACTCGAAATTTCCCGACGTTGACGTGGACCTTGAAATCCTGGTCGACGGCGCTCATGTCTCCGCGCACCAGGCAGAACCGCTCCAGGTCGTCCTTGACGATGTTGCGGTCTTCCTTCGTCGCCTTGCCCGTATCGAAGACGCGCGCATAGGCTTCCTGCGTGCGCAGCGTGCGCTGCTTGGCGCGCTCGAACATCTGCTCCTGGGTGAGATGTTCGTTCATGCCGCCTCGCGATCGTTCGCGGGCGCGAAGCCCTTGGCGCCGGCGCCGGCGTTCTTCAGCATGGTCGACAGGTCGAGCGCCCGCTCCATGCCCTCGCGCTGCTTGGCCAGTTCGGCGGACGCCGCCAGGGCGGCCTCGATTTCCTTCTCGGTCGCGATCCAGCTCTCGGGGATGCCGAGCGTGCGCGCCGACTGCTGCACGCCCTTCACCACCTTGAGCGCGTGGCGCGCACCGGGATCGACCGCGATGGCCTGGCCCAGGATCGCCAGCACCTGGGTGAAGGCGCGGACCTCGGCCAGGCGCGACGCCTTTTCGAGCGGATTGCGGAACTCGATCGAGAGCTGGTAGCTGCGGCCGTTCTGCGGCGGGCGCGGCATGCGGCCCTGGCGCCGGCGGATGTCGTAGATGCGGCCGATGAAGCGGCCGAGCGGCGCGAAGATCGGCGCCACCATCGGCACGATCGCGCGGCTCTGCTCCTCCTGGAGGCCTAGGATTTGGCTCTCGACCATGCGCGGCTCGCGCGGCAGGCGCATCTGGTCGGCACCAAATGCGCGCTCCATCGACTGGTAGCAACCGTCGCGCAGGAACTCCTGGCCGAGGTCGGGCCGCGCGGTCGACTGCATGTAGCGGATCGGGTCGCCGGCGCGGGCCAGCAGCTCGGCGCGGACCACGATCGCGCCCTCGGCCTCGTTGGTCGGCGGCGTCATCACGCCGTCGTCCGGCAGGATCATGGTCGGGTCGACGACCTTCTCCATGCCGCGGATGGTCGAGACGCGCACGCGCTGCGCCATCTGGTTTTCTTCCAGCGCCTCGTTGGCCGAGCCGCGGCCGTATTGCTCTCCCGCCCGGCGCGGCGCGCGAAAGGCCGTGTAGGGATCGCTGGTCAGCCACGCCCTGTTGACCAGGCGCTTCTCGTCCTCGTTCAGCCAGACCGTCAGGTAGCGCCGGCTGGTCGGCACCTGGTCGGCCTCGGCCGGCACCCAGCCGGGGTTCTCGATGCAACCGTGCGTCAGCACGAAGCGATCGTTGCGCCGGGTCTCGGAGTTGGCGGCCTCGGTGATCTTTTGGCCAAGGTCGCGGCCGGGGAACTTGCGCGCCCATTCGCCCGCCGTCAGCGACTGCCGCCACCAGAAGCCGCCGGGCTCGTGGCCGGCGCCGCCCTCCAGGGCGCTGTCGGCGAGCGGCACCGCGCGCACGATCGGCAGGCCGCCGGGCCGGTCGCCGGCGTAGAGGATGCCGGTCCCGAACGCCCGGCGCTCCATCAGCATCGCCAGGAACTGCTCGGTGAAGCCGGTCTCCTCGGACATCAGCACTTCCGTCAGCTCGTCGCGCGTCCAGTCGCACCAGTCGAGGATTTCGGGATCGGGGTCGACGTGCTGGCCGAACTCGTCGCGTCCGGCGGACGCCACGACCTTGATCCAGTCGCCGTCGCCGTTGACGATCGCGCCATAGTCGAAGATCGCGGACTGCCGCAGCAGGAACTGGCCGTAGGTGTCGACGACGGCCTCGCGGTCGCGCTGGCCCTGCGTCGTGTTGCGCAGCGCGAACGGCGGCGCGTCCGGCAGGAACCCGCGGCGGATGGCCTCCCAGGTCGACTCATAGGGCTGCTTGGCCGCGAACGCGCCATGGCAGCGCGGCACCAGCAGCTCGGGATCGACGCGGAAAGCCTGGTCGGGCATCGCTCAGACGCCGCCCAGGGATTTCTTGAGGACGTTCGGCGCCGTGGCGGCCAGGGCGAAGTCGGTCAGGATCGTCGAGCCGCGCGAGACGCCGGCCTGGGCCGCGACGCGCTCCTTGCGCTTGGCCTCGGCAATCTCGGCCGCGTCTTCCTTCGGCGGCTCGGGCGACGGGCCGGGCGACGGTGCCTGGTAGATGATCGGTGCAGGTGTGGACGGAGTGCCGCCAAAGAGTGCCGCCATTACATTTCCCCGCCCTCTGCTGGCTTGCCGTCAGACGGTGGCACCATGGCGTCGAGCTGCACCGCTTGTCGGTCGCAAAAATCGGACATTTCGATCAGCCGCTGCACATGGCGCACCGAGTGGCCACAGAGGATGCTGAGGACCTTGAGCGGCTGGCCGCCGAACACACGCGCGGCCTTGAGCTGCGGACCCAGCGGCCGCTCGTCGTCGATCAGGACCAGGAGCGCGCGAACTGTCATCGGCCGATGATGAGCGGCTGGAGGGACGGCCCGCCGTTGTGGCCGATGCGACGGCCGCCGAGGTGGCCCTGGCTGCGCATCATGTCGAGAACGGCGTTGCCGCCTCCCGGTCGGTCGCGGCCGATCGCCTTGGCGTAGCCGCCCTCCATCAGCGCCAGGTACTGGTCGGAGTCGGCGACGTGGCTGGCGTCGTTCTTGTCGGGCTCCGGGTCGTAGCGCACATCGCCCACGATGCGGAGCTGGCGGAACTTGTAGGCGCCGTTGTAGGCGCGGCGCAGCGGCGCGCAATGCACCGGATCGAACAGCGCGCGCGGCACGCCCTCCTCGACCACCAGCGTGTCGCGCACCGCCTGCAGGCGCGGCGTCTGGAGATTGGTCGGCGCCTTGCGCGGCCGCATCTCGCCGGTCAGGCCCGCCGCCTGGGCGAAGCGGTCCATCCAGTGCGCGTCGTCCGGGTCCTCCTTGTCGTCGCCGTAAAAGGCGGACGGATCGCCAAAGCCACGAATGTTGCCGGCGAGCAGGAACGGCGCAAAGCGCGGCGTGTTCAGCAACGCGCTCACCGCCTCGCCGAACGCCTTGGGCCCCACACCGTGACGCGATGCCACGATGCACGCCAGGCGCCGGAGCTGGCCGTCCGGCATGCGCTGACCGAGCGTGATGGCCGGGTCCAGGCCGGCGTCGACGCCGTACAACAGCGTGCGACGATAGTCCGGCGCGATTTCCTCCTTGGCGACAAACGTCCGGTCGTCGAAGTTGAACACCGGCTCGCCATCGAGACGCCGGCCCCAACGGTTCAGAATCTTCCGCTCCCGCTCATGCTCGGGCATGTCGATCATGGTGCGTTCGTAGTAATCGGGATCGAGGTTCTGCAGGTTCTCGGCGATGAAGTTTCCCGCCGCGTCCTTATCAAAGGCGCCTGGCTGCTCGAACAGGTGAACGCCCCGCTTGAACGTTCCACTGGTCCACATCGTGTGCTGCCAGCTATCGACGATGCCGGCGTTGAGATCGCCCCACTTGCCGGGCGCCACCACCAGCGCGTCGACCTTGCGCGGATAGCGTCCGACGCGCGGATTGACCTTGGTCCAAATGATGGCGGGCATGTTCTGCCATTCGTTGAACCACACCCAGGTGGTCTGCTTGCCGGCGACCAGGGCCTCCATCGCGGCCTCGCTCCAGTCGTCGCCTACCGCCTCGTACAGGATCTCCAGGATGGCCTTCGATCCGTCGCGCGCCCGCATCTCGATCGTCTGAAGCGCCGGCCCGCCCCGCGGCCCAACCCACGTCACCCCGTTGTCGGGATCGTGCTGCGGCAGCCACTCGAACACGCTCGGGATGAAGTTGCCCCACAGCCGTCGATAGTCGATGCAGATGATCCAGAGCCGCGCACGCCGGACGCCGTCCGGATAGGGGTTCTGCATGAACGTGCCGGCGATGGCCTTCATCAGCAGCATGCCGGTCTTCCCTGACCCCGGCGGCCCCATGATGAGAACCACCGGACCCCACGCCCCGAAGGCCGCTGTCGCTACCGGACCCGGCGACGACCAAGGCCGCAGCGTCGTCAGAACGCCCTGGGAGACTTGGCCGGTCATCGGCCGTTTCCCGTGAAAACGGGAGAGCAACCGGACAGGTAGGGGAAAATCCTGCAATACGGGCGCCTGGCTTCGCGCGGGCGCGTGGGGGGCAAGGCCCCCGCGTGGGTCCCATTGAGGCCGGTCGATCCTGCGCAGGATCGCGGCCCGTCGACTGCTACGTAATCAGGCAGGGCGATCATGCTAAGCCTCTGAAACATCAGTGACTTTGCCGGGACTGTTAGACAGCCGGTCGTTAGACAACCCCTGACCCTGACCGCTAACCCCTTGATTTTGCGCCATATCCAGAAGCGCCTGGAACGGGTCGAGATCGAGCACCTGGTCACCGGCCTTGAGGCTGTTCGGCGCGGCCGAGATACCAACCGCCAGGTAGCCCTTGGCCGTGACCTTCACCTCGGCCGGCATCGGTGAATGGAAGATCGGCAGCAGCCGCTCCAGGATGCCGGTCTGCGCCTGCCAGACCTCGCCCGGCTTCATGCCCAGCGCCTCGGCCAGGACGAGCGGATCGGCGAAGGCGCGCTCGCAGAGCTTGAGCAGCGGATCGCCATACTGGCTGCGCACGAACTTGCGGAAGGCGTCGGTCAGCTTGTTGTGCGATCCCGGCGGCCGCCCTCTCCCCCGTGGCCCAGGTGCCGCCCCCTCGGCCGCATCGTCCGGCAGCCGGTCGTCCTGGTCGAACAGCGAGAGCGTGCCGCCCGCCGCCTGCGACCTCGTGGCCATCGTCTTCTCGATTGCCTGGACCAGCGCCGTCTTCGCAGCACCGTACCGCTGCTCTGGCGTTCGCCCGCCAACATCATCCGATGCAGCATCCATCGAATATTTCCCCATTTGTTTATTCGTCGGAGCCGAGGAGCGGCAACAACGCGGCAACAAGCAGGGCAACACAGGCGGGCGGCTAACCCATTGAAATAACTATCTATATCTATCTGTTGCTATTGTTGACGTTGTTGACGACCTCTATTCACTGGCGCGCGCGCGCACGCACACACATAGAGGCCGCTGGAACAACGGCAACAATGGCAACAATGACCCTAAGTGACTGATAGGCCGATCTATTCTTGTTGCTACGGTTGTTGCTCTACCCTCGGCCGGGCGGCAACAACGCTGCTGGTTCTACTCAAGCCCGCAGGTCGGGAAGCCTGCTCCCAAGAGGTCGGGAATGCAAGGCTTTTAACCCACATAGCGGGTTGATCCCGCCACCCCGAACCCTGCGCACGCGCGCCCTCGGCGTCCGCCGGACGCTACCCCTAACCCTGCCACCGATTGCCCAGGTGGCCGAGGCCGGCCGCGCTCCCTCCATCTATCGCCTTGGGTGTGGGTGCGGGCGTAGATCGCAGGCCCGGCAGGCATTTGTCCTGGTCGAGAGATTGACCGGAGCCGCGCTAGTCGCGCGGCGCTTTGTTTGGCAACCGGATCACAAACAGCCGTTCAAGGTGCGACGCCCTGCCGCAGTTTGGGTGCTTGTCGATGTATCAATTTGATACTATGTTTAAACAGCTTCGCGGGTAATTCCACCCGGTGGCGCACATGAGGTAGCAACCTATGACCATCGCCAACACACCCAACCGCGAGCAGTGGCTCGCCAACGCCGCCACCCAGCTCGCCACCCTCTTTGCCGGCGAGGGCTACAAGGTGCCGGCCAACATTCGCTACACCTGCGGCTTTCCCAGCCGGTCGGCGCTCGCCCGCAAGGGCCGCCGGATCGGCGAGTGCTGGGACACCACGGCCAGCGCCGGCAACGTCTTCGAGATTTTCATTTCGCCCGTCCTGGCCGACCCGCTCGAAGTGGCCGGCGTCCTGGCCCACGAAATCGTCCACGCTGTTGTCGGCCTCCAGGCCAAGCACGGCCCCGCCTTCCGCAAGTGCGCCCTGGGTGTGGGTCTGGCTGGCAAGATGAAGGCGACGGTGCCGGGCCCGAAGTTCATCGCCTGGTTCGAGAGTGAGGCGGCCGAGCTGGGCCCCTATCCGCACCAGGAGCTGCGCGCCAGCTCGGCCCCGCCCAAGCAGACGACTCGCCTGGTCAAATGCGCCTGCCCCGAGTGCGCCGACGCGGGCGAACCCTACATCGTCCGGCTCAGCGCCAAGACCCTCGCCATCGGCGCGCCGATCTGTCCCGTCCACGAGTGCAGCCTGATCGAGGGCTAGCGACTGCGGACCAGGTGGCCGGCGCGCCAGCGTCGACCACCGAGCCTGCAGTCGCAGGGCCGGACGGGCACTCACGCACGCCGGATCATTCAGAGGTAACGACCATGAACGTCTACAGCATCCCGCTCACGATCCACGCGACGGTCTACGTGAAGGCAGCAACCCCGGAGGAGGCCGCCCAGCTCGGCCGCTCGATCCAGGACCGTTGCTTTGAAGTGCCGGAAGCCAGCGACTTCGGCGGCGACCAGGTCGCGATCTCGGGCCACGACTTCGCCGACCCCGAGCTGCCGACCGTGAGCCTGTCGCCGGCGATGACCACCGGCCAGCTCGGCGGCCTGGTCGAACTCGTCGAGCGGGGCTGACCATGGCCGACCGAATCGAGACGACCGACACCGACCTGCACGAGCTGCGGCGCCTGGTGAGCGTGGCCCGGCCGGGCACGCGGACCGTCACCGTCGACAAGGAAGCACTGCGCCATCTGCTGAACGACCACCACACGCTCTGGACCTGGTTGCAGGCGCGCAAGCTCGTCCAGATCACGCCGACAACCGACCAAGGGAGCCTCGTATGACCCAGCAAGACTTTGATCGCGTCGAGACGTGGACGTTTGCCGGCCGGCAATGCGATCCCACCGGTAAGACCGTCCAGGTGCGCTATGAGAAGCCGGACGGCTCCTTTGCCTACTTCGACCTGGGCGGGAAGAACCGCAGATCGCACGCCAAGATCATCGGCGGCCGCTACGAGGTTCAGATCGTCAAGACCGACGACAGCGACCGCTATCGCCTGGCCGATGCTGCATTCAGCGGCCGCCTGGACGACACGGCCAAGATCGCGGGATGGCAAGCGGCTGATGCGACCGTCGATGCGACGCTGAAATCCCTCAAGGACCTGGCCGCCGGCAAGACCGACGAGCTGGAAGCCCTGATGGCGCCACTGCGCCGCGCCTATGCGGCGCTGCCCTTCATGCAGCGGCCGGCGTTCGAGTTGTGGGTATTGGGACGGCTGCGACGCGGCAAGGTATGATCCCGCCATGACCCCCGACGACCTGGCCGCGCTGCTGCGCTGGCGCTTCGCAAACGACGACGGCGGCGGATGGCTTCCCGCCGCCGCCGGCGCGTTGCGTTTAAACGAGCGCAACCTGCGCGGCATGCTCGCCGACAAGCTGCCGATCCCCGACAAGGTGGCCGGCGTGATCTGCCTGGACGTGGCGATTCGCTGCCACCTGCAGGGATGGCAGGCGCGGCTACCCGAGCTGGAGGCCCTGCCCTTGAGCGAAGGCACCAGGAGCGAAATCGAGAGCTGGCGCGTCGACCTGCACCCCCTCCTGGGACCGGAGCCTGGCCATGCCGACGCTTCGTGATCGCCGCGAGGCCCTGGGCCTCAGCCAGGACGAGCTGGCGGCCGAGCTGGGCGTGACCAGGCTAACGATCATCCGCCAGGAGAAGCGCACGGCGTGCGCCAAGGTCTATGACCTGGCCCTCGAAGCCCTGGAGACGAGGCGCGGCAAGAACCCGCGCGACTCCCAACGGCCGTAGTCCTCGGCCGGCTTATCCAGCTCCAGCACGTACCAGGCAAACGCGATCTTCGTGTTGTGGCCCCGGTCTTCCATGTCGGATACCTCCTCGGCCGGCGGCAGGTTCACCCGCCGGCGCGACACCCACACGCGCACCAGGTAGCGGTCGAAGACCTCGCCGATGCCGGCGCCCTCCTGGAGCAGCAGCCGGCCCAGCAGCACGATCTTGCGCGCCTTGAGCCGCAGCGCATGCTCGACGAACTCACGCCACAGCGAGAACGGCGGATTGGTCACGATCACCGGCGCCAGCAGCCGGCGCTGCGCCAGGAAGTCGACGCCCTCGCGCCCGTAGCCCCACGCCTTTAGATCGGTGGCCACGACCTGGATGCCGGCACCGATCAGCAGCCGCGCCAGATCGCCCTGGCCGCAGGCGCACTCCCAGACGCGCGGACCTAGATCCTCCAGCTCGGCCAGAGGCTCGGCCAGGAGCATCCGTGTCGGGTATAGATCGGACGGCGCGCGCGTGTAGGCGCCCTTACGGCGCCGACCGTCGAGCGTGCTACTCATTCCACCTGCTTGATGCCGCGCTTCTGCAGCCACTCGGCGCTGAATTTGTCGAGCATGGCATGCGCGGCGGCGACTGTGCAGGGCGCACAAGGCTCGCCACAGTCGCCGTCACACTCTGGGCAAGGCTTCGTGCGATCGCCGTCGTAGGTCCAGATTGCCTTGAGAAGGCGAGCATCGTTCGGATCGCCAGGCCAACCTTCGCAATCGGCCGCCCAGGTCAGCACCGCCTCGACCAACTGGACGATCTTGGCATTCTCTGGCGTGACGCCCAGGGCCTTCAGCGCCGCCGTCAGATCATCGGCAAACTCTTTGTCGACCTCGCGCCGCCGCTTCGCATATTCCAGCACCAGGTCCGATGCCATCGGATCGGTCAACTTGAGCGGCAAGAAGCCCGGCGGACACCAGGCGTACTTATCAGACTTGAACTGCCCATCTACCAGGTGATCGCCCATCTTTCCCTCCACTGCTTCATGCCTGCGGCTTTTCTTCTCGCATCTTGGCGAGGATGAACTCGACCAGGCCGGCCGAGCTGCTTTCACGCACCGTCGCCCAGGGCATCGTGATCTTGAGGACCTTGTCGTCCATCAGAACGCCGAAACTCACCTCGCCTTTCGCCAGCGAGGCCGCGAGCTTGCCGCCAGGATCGGGCACGCTGACATCGCCGCGCTCCGCTGCCTTCAGCGTCGCGGCGATCTTCTCGGCTTGCGTCCGCAAAGCGGCGACCGGCGAGTCCTTGGTCGTCACCGCCTCGCCTCCATCTTCTTCCAGGACGGATCGCACGACGCCGCTCGGCCGCGCCGATAGTCGCGCCATGGGTCCTCGCAGTAGCGGCCGCGCGCGTCGCGCCGCAGCACCGAGTATTCCGGCGTGACCAGGTCTAGGTCGTCGCACTCCTCCATCAGCGCGACAAAGCGGCGTTGCCAGTCCACCGGCATCGACTGCAGCGCCAGGCGCGGCATCACGAAATAGGCGGAATAGGTCAGCCCGAACCAGTGATGCACCGGGTCCGGGCTCTCGCTGCATCGCGGCGGCAGCTCGATCTTCTCGCCTGTCGGCAAGGTGAAGTAGTCAACCATTGGGCCGCCTCCTCCGTTGCGCCTTGCGGGCCTGGCGCTCGGCCTGGCGCCGCTGCTGCCTGGTCATGGTCGACAGCTCGGCCGCCGTCTTGACTGGCTCGGGCTTTGGATCGGGCCCCTTGCGGAACTCGTTCGGGTCTATGGCGGCGTACTGTGCCGCCTGCGCCGCCAGGCTCCCGGCGAGCATTGCGCCACCCAGCGCGCCACCAAATAAGAGAACCCGCCGCATCACCCGCCCTCCTCGCCCAGGATCGCCGCGATCGGCACCAGGACCGCGCCCTCGGCGCCGCCTTCGATGCGGACCTTGCGGCTCGTGGCGTCCGGCCAGACGCCGTCCTGCCACTTCGTGCCCCGGAAGATCCGGCTGAGGCCGGCGTGGCGGAACGAAACCGCCAGATATTCCTTGCCCTCGTCGCCCTCTTTCCTCGAGTTGACGAGCGCCAGGCCATGCAGCCGCAGCGCCGAGCCGGCCTTGGTCCGCTCGATGTGCGTGCCGAATCGCTCGGCCTCGGGCCCCTCGCTGGGATGGTTGCTCGCGAGCTTGCCCCTGGAGCTGGCCCAATGAACGAGCTGGCGCACCGTGACCTTGCGGCCCTTGTCCCAGGGCTCCAGTTGCCAGGTGCCCAGGTGGTTCAGCATCAGCTCATGATCCTTGCCGGCGATCGTCTGCCATTCCTTGAGGCTCGGGATCAGCGGCGCGATCGTCTCGGCCACCGTGTCGGGATGGGCCGGCGTGTCGCACAGCGCCAGGTGCGCCGCCGCCAGCAGGAAACCGAACGTGTCGGCCGTGCGTGCGGCGAACTCCTGGCCGATCGGCTCCCACCACGGCGCCAGGTGTTCCTCCCAGGTCGGCCACGCATCGACGATGCGCCGGCGCAGGCCCGCGCCGATGTCGGCCAGGCGCTTGGCGTCTAGCACCGGCCGCTTGAGGCCGCGCGGCAGCTCGTTCAGCTCCAGCAGCGCAAGCCGCGAAACGTCCTGCGGCGGCAGCGGCAGCATGTTGATCGAGGAGAACAGGAACGGCGCGAAGACGTTGAACTCGACCGCGTGATGGTCCGAGCCGCCACGCCGCAGCATGGCGCCCGAGGCGCTGATGCGCATCAGGTTGACGATCGCCTCGCGCTTCTCGTTGTTGGTCCCGGCCTCGACCTCGTCCAGGGCGACGGGCAGCGAGCGGAACTTGAGCGCCTGCCAGATGCCGGCGCCGGTCGCATCGGCCGCCTGGATGATGCCGGCGCGCCCGCCCTGGGTCAGGAAGATCAGCTCCTGGAGGGTGGACTTGCCCGTCGCCATGTCGCCGGTCAGCCACATCGAGGGACGCCACCGCAGCGCGCCGGCGATCGGCGCCAGCACGATCCAGCCCAGCAGCAGCATCGCGTCCAGCTCGCCGCGCTTCCATTGCCAGGAACACAGGAGCTGCAGCAGCTCGGCCGCCGGGCCTTTCGGCCCCTCCGGCGCCATGGCCGCCGGCCGCATCTGCCGGTTGCCCTTTGGATAGATGAGCTGGTCACGGATGCCTGGCTGGCCCTCGTGCAGCTTGCCGGTTGAGTCGGCCGTCAGCACCACGTCGCCACAGTGCATGACTAGGCGGCCGTTCTCGTCCTTCCAGCCACCGTCGCCGCGCACCCGGCCCGAGGGATCGAACACGCCATGCTCGCTGAGGTCGCCGCACTTGGCGATCAGCGCGCGCTTCAGCAGGTCGCGGTCGATGCCGTTGATCACGCCGCCCTCGCCGACGCGGCCGAAATTGGCATCGGCCCACCGCTGCGCGCGCGAGTGCTTGAACAGGTCGTCGATGCCGTTCTGGCCGAGCTTGTCGGCATGCTTCACGACGAGCTGGATGATCGCGTCGAGAAAGTAATACTCCGAGCCGTTGACTCCGAGCGGCTGGACGGGGCAATCGTCGCCCAGGTTGATGTATTCGCGCGGGACCTTGGGCGCCTTGTCCTTCTTGGCCTTCTCGTCCTTCGGTGCCGGCGTGGCGCCGGCGTCCGCCGTGCGCTGGCTTCTGGGCACTGGCTTGATCGTCTCGGCCGCCTGCTCCTGTGTCGCGAACAGGTGTGCGAGGTTCCTGACGGGATCGGGCGCGGCGTTGTCGTCGGTCATGATTTCTTCCATGGCACGGTGCCGTTGCAAACACCGCTTCGAAGCCGATGCATCGCCGTCAAGGCGCGCCCCTCAAAGGCGATGTCCTCGTGCGGCCATGGGATTTCTTCGACGCTTTCGAGCAACTGGCCGCGATGATCGACGCACGACAGGTGGATTCGTAACGCGATCGGTTCCTTGGTGGCGCCGTGCAGGCTCTCGGTGCTGGTTACAGCACCTGCCGCCTGCCGCTGCGCTCGCTTCGCTGCGCGCATCTAAGCTACCCTCCCCACAACTTGTCTTAGTGCCGTGTTCCAGTCGTCGATGTCCTCGGGCGGATAGACGATCTGGAGCTGCCGCCCGCGACTGGCGTGCGCCAGCTTGGCGCGCTCGATCGCGGCCGACGTCGCCGCCTTCTGGCGTTCGTTCTTGTCGTCGCGATCGGCCGCGATCGTGACCTTGTCGAAGCACGGCGGCAGAACCACATCGGCAAAGCCGTCGATCGAGATAGTGGTGACGATGCGCCGCTCGGGCATGGCCAGCGCCAGGCTCAAGCCCGTCTCGATGCCTTCGCACAGCATGATCGAGGAGCCCTTGCCCAGGCGCGGCCACTGGACGCCGAGCTTCACTTCGCCGGTATCCATGTGGACGCGGCGCCCGGCCCACAGGCGGATCGTGCCACCGCGGAAGCTGCCCAGGACCTTCTTGCCCTTCAGCTCGCGGCCGTCCGTCGTGCGATCGGCATAGGAGAACAGGTCCTCCTTGCGCAGCCGGTCCCAGCTATCGTCGCCGGCGCCGCGCTTCACCAGCCAGGTGCGATGGAGCGCAATGACCGAGCCCTCGACGTTGACCACGGCCGCGATCATCGCCGGCAGCTCGATGGCCTTTTCCTTTGTCGAGAGCTGGGCGTTGTAGAGCGCGGGATGGAAGCGGATGCAGCCCGGCAGGTGGCCGAGCTTGGCCAGGCGGCCGCCCAGCCGGTTGTTCAGATAGTGCCAGGCGGGCGTGCCTTCCCAATTCGTGACGGTCTTCTCGTCGAACAGGAAATGGAATCGCGCCTTGCCCTGGCGCGCGCGTTCCTCCCGCTCCTCCTTGCGCTCGGCCGCCCGCTGCCGTTGCAACCGCAGCTCGCGGTCCTTCTCCGTCTCGGGCTCGATCTTCCCGCCAATGAAATCCTTCGACCAGGCCAGCGCCCGCTTCATGTCGGCATTGTTGAAGCGCGCATAGTTGACCAGGCCGACCAGGTCGCCGCCCAGGCCGGTGGCGAAGTGATACCACTTGCCGCGTTTGCTGCCGCGCAGGCCGACGCTGAGGCTGTCGCCGATGCCGCCGGCCTCGGTGCTGGCCGCGATCCATTCGCCCTTGACCTGCTTGCCGCCCAGCAGCTCGCCGCACAGCTCCTCGCAGCGATCCTTGAGCGCGTCGTTGATCTGGTCGAGGGAGGCGAGCCGGCCCAAGGTCACGACACCCCAGCTTTCCTGGCGGCCTTCTGCCAGGCCGTGACCTGGTCGTCGCACCAGTAGACCGCGATCGTGAAGATGACGAAGACCGCCACCACGAACACGGCCCAGGCGACGGCGTGCCAGAAGAAGCTCCACAGCAGCACGCAGATCAGGCCGGCAAAGGCGGCCGTCGCGGTGCCGGCGATCGCCAGGAGCAGGAAGGTCCTAAGCATGGGCCACCACCCCTTCTGCCGCCAGCTCGGCCGTCGCCTGGCGCCAGTCCTCCTGGGCCACCACGCACGCCAGGATCACGGCGCCGATCGGCGAGGTGATCCAGGTGGCGTCGCCTGCCGCGCGCTTGTCGGGGAACGTCACGTAGCCCGGCGCCTGGTCCGCGCGCCGCTCGATGTCGAGCTTTTGCGCCAGCACCTGCGGGAACACACCCATCTGCAGGTGAAAGCTCACGAGGCGCGCCACGTCGTTCATGGTGCGCTCCATCATGGCGTCGCGCAGATCGGGCGTTTCGCCCTGATGCTCGCGGCCGACATTGACGAAGACCTCGACGATGCGGCCGTTGCGCGGGTCGATGCCGCAACCGCAGAACAGGCTCAACGAATAGGTGCGATGCGGCTCGTGATAGAGCGCCTTCACCATGTGGTGCGGCCGTCGATTGGGGAGCTTGTCTTCCATTCTTCCTCTCCGAAAAATCCCCGGACGGACAACAGCCGTCCGGGGTTGCGTAGGAGACCAGTCACTCAGGGGCAGAGAGCCGCCCACCTGCGCTGCCGCAGCTCGTCAATCCTTGTTCCACCAGGGAATTTCCGTTCGTGTTTCGGGCGGGCGTTCCGCCGCCGGCGTCTCGGCCGGCTTGCGATCGGCGACGAACTCGGCCAGCGGCAGCACGCGCACGAGCTGCTTCAGATGGTCGATCGAGCCGGCGCCCTTCACTTCGTGCAGATGCTTGGCCGCCCAGCTCTCCATCGGCTGGCCGGTGCGTGGCATCAGGAACTCGACCAGCACCTTGCCGTCAGGCCGGCGCGCCGCGAGGCGCACGTCGAAGCCGTTGACGGTCAGGCGCTTGTCGCTCATGGGCGCGCCGCCTGGGCCCGGCGCACGGCGGACGCCTTGCGGCTGGCGGCCTGGCTGATGGCGGGATCGCGCGGCTTGCGCTTGGGCTGCTCGCCCGTCTCGCCGTAGAAGTCGGCGAAGCCCACCGCATTGTGGGTCAGCTTCATCACGCGCCGGATGTTCTGCCGGCGCGGCACGGTGCCGGCTTCCCACCGCTGCACGGAGCTGTCGGTGACTTTGTCGCCGCCGTGGCCGTCAGCCTCGGCGAGCCTGGTCAATTCGTCCGCGACCCATTGCTGGGTTTTGTCGTTTTGTTCCCGCCATTCCTTGAGTTTCACAGCATGTATCCCGTTTTATGGGAGAGGCCACCACATCTAGTGGGTTCCTAATATCCCGTTAAACGGGTTAATGTAAAGCCCTATGTTGCAGGCAATATCCCGCCGAGTTCCCGAGCCAGGCCAACCGCCGGCCGGGATAATCGTGCGCATGCCAAGGGGTCGCCCTCGCAACACACCGCTGCCGCCGCCACAGAATCGGCTCAGGGAGTGGCGCGACAAGCGCAAGTTGACGCTGGCGCAGATGAGCGCACTCACCCATCCGAAGGTGCCGGCGACGACGATCCAGCGCCACGAGACGGGCGCCGGAGTCGATACGCGCTACCTCGACATCTACGCCCAGGCGCTGAACGTGAAGACGGAGGAGCTGCTGCCGATCGGCAACACGCTCGACGACCAGGAGCGCGCGTTGCTCCAGGTGTTCAAGCAGCTCGATGACAGAGGCAGGGCCGACCTGATGCGTCTAGGGCGTGCGCTTGCTGAACATGAAAGCCCACCCCTTCCCGCGGCCGTCAACGACGGGCAATAAGCCGAAACGCTGACGGGGCTGGCTCTATCGCTGCTGGCGATTGTAGGCGCGGTTGTCGTAGTCCGCGCCCCAGCTCGGCTGCCGCTGCACAGGCTGCGGCGCCGGCGCCATCAGATCGTAGCCCTGCCGTTGCGACGGCGCGGAATATCCAGCTCCAGGATAGCCGAGATAGTTGGGCGCAGCCTCGCGCGCCGGCTCGTTATATGGCGAGACATAGCCGCGCCCGGCGCCCTGCTGCGTTGACGGCCCGCGCGCGCCCTGGTCGTAGAGCGATTGCGCTCCACACGGCACGACGATGGACAGAGAAACACTGAACACAATCGGAACGATTAAACCGCGCATCGGGTTTCCCACAGTCTGACTGCGAACAAATCTACAACCGCGGCGAACATTTCGCACACGCAATGAGCGATTAATTGCAGAGCCTGTGAGGCTCAAAGTTTTCCCAATTACCCGTTTAACGGGATATTGCATTTACCCGTTAAACGGGATAAGGCGTTCCTTACGGCCACTTTCCGGCCGCTTCTCTCCGAGGAACGCAATGAACCATCAAACCACAGATCGCCCGCAGATCATGACCGGCGCGGCCAGCGTCGACATGCGCCAGCGCACGCCGGCCGAAATTGCTGAACAGCTCCAGCGCGACGCGGCCAGCCTGGAAATGACCGGCGCCAGCTTCGAGAAGGATCAGCAGTTCTATCAGCACGTCGCAGCCAACGCGCGCGAGGCGGCGGCCTTCCTGGCTCGCTGGCAGAAGCTGATCGAAGACATGAACCAGCGCCACCAGGTGGAGCGCGCCGGCATGCAGCACCAGACGCTGCACGAGTGCGCCGGCACCGCCCGCCTGGTCGGCAACGCGCAGCCGCATCCCTGCACCGGCGAGGCCCGAGCCTGGCAGAACGCCGCGCACGCGATCGCCAACGCCATCGAAGCCCGCGCCGCCAGCGCGCCTGGCGCGCAGATCGGCGGTGCAGCGTGAGCGCCGCCACGCTCGCCACGCGGGTCAAGGCCGCGCGTGAAGGCGCCTCGCTGTCGCAGCGCGCGCTCCCTGGCGTCAACCAGGCCGTCATATCCAAGATCGAGGCCGGCAAGATCACGGACCCCGGCATCGCCACCATGACGGCGATCGCCAAGGCGACCGGCAAGACGATCGACGAGCTGATGGGCGCGCCGGCGTCCGCCGTGCGCTCGATCGAGCTGCGCGACCTCTATGACGATCCCGACAACCCGCGCCAGCTCTCGGCCAGCGATGCGGAGAACGACGGCCTGATTGCCAGCATTCGCGAGCGCGGCCTGATCCTGCCGCTGGCCGTGCGCCTGGTGCCGCTCGAAGGCAGCGACAGGAAAGTGTGGGCGGTCATCGACGGCCACCGCCGCCTGATGGCGCTGCGCGCGATCAACGGACCCAAGAGCAAGGTCGCCGTGCCGTGCCGCGTGATCGAGGCGAACGATACCGACACGATGCTGCTGCAGCTCTCGGCCAACCTGCTGCGCGCCGACATGAACCCCTGGGACCTGGCGAAGGCCGTAGCCGGCTTGGTACAGAAGGGCGTCGACACCGCAGCGATCGCGGCCGCCACCAACATGGGCCGTCGTTGGGTGCAAGAGCAAAGCAGCGTCGGCCAGCACCTGCGCGAGGACACCGCGCTGCTGCTGCAGAAGGGCGAGCTGACGATCAGCCAGGCCGTGGCGATCGCCGGCGAGCGCGACGCCGATGCGCAGTATTTCCTGGTGCAGCGCGTGGTGAAGGAGAAGCTGGGCGAGGACGAAATCCGCGCGCTGACACGCGACCGCAAGGACCAGGCCAAGGCCAAGACTGCCGACCCGCAGGTCGACCTGGAGGACTATCTGGAGCCCGACAGGGCGAACGATCCGAAGCCCTGGGCGCGCAAGCTCAAATGGAAGGGCGGCCAGGGCTCCATCACGGTCCAGGTGTTCAAGGTGCCAAACGCCGAAGAATATACCCACGAGGGCGACACGAGCTGGCGTCCGCCGGGCGGCACGTCGTGGGGCTGGTCCGCGCATCAGTTGAATTTCGGGACCAAGCAGCAGCGCCTGCGGACCTGGCCGACACCCTGGGCCGCCCTCGCGGCCGCGCTCCTCTACGGCTTCGATCATGCGATGGATCGGCCGGGCAGCAAGAAGGACGAACCGCTGCTCAAGCTGTTCATCCCCTGGGCGAGCAAGCAGTACCGACTGATCGGCGGCCCGGTCGACGACATCAAGAAACTGCAGGACGACCTGGGCGCGATCCTGGCCAAAGCCTACCCGCCGAAGGATGCGCCGGCGCCGACGCCACCGAAGGCGAAGGCATCGCCGAAGCTCAAGCCCGTCGACATCGACGAGCCGCCAGCCTGGGCTCTGCCGATGGTCGGCGCGCTGTTCATGTACCACAGCGGCCGCGAAGCCTTCCTCTGCAAGGGCTGGCGCCACATGGCCAAGACCTTCTCGGAGGCCCAGGACGGCAACCAGGACGAGCTGCGCGAACTCTACAGGCGCGAGAGCTGGGCCAACGACACCGATGGCAAGCCGTTCGATTTCGGCGGCAGCGTCGTCCGCCTCAAGGACGCGCCGGCATGAACGCCTACGCCATCCCCGAGGCCGATGCAGCGGTGCCCGAGCCGCTGACATCGGCCGATATCGACACGCTGTTTAAACGGTCGCCGGGCTGGTTCGCCCGCGACCGCGTGCGCAAGCGACTCTATGCCAAAGGCTTCCCGCATCCCTGCGATCGTGGCCGCTGGTCGAAGATCGCAGTCGGCGAATGGATGGCCGGCGTCGGCGCCAATCCAGACAACGTGCCGCCGAACGTGAAGCCGCGCCGGCGACAGCCCCGGACGGCCGCCAGTGGATACGCGCCGGCATGAGCGTCCAGCAGTCCCTGCAATGGCAGCGGCCTCGGCCGGCGTCGGACCATGAGCTGGACGCCATCAAGCTCACGGTCGACGTGGCCGTGGGCGACACCGTCTTTCGAGCTGGCACGTCCCTGCTCCAGCTCGTCAACCAGCACCGCGCAATGATGAAGCGCCTCGAAGGAAAGGAAATCCTGTGATCGCCATACACCGCCGCGCCCTGATCCGCGTGCGCAACAGTCTCTGGCTTCGCATCGCTGGCCTCTGTGCCATCGCCGCCGCCAGCTACGTCATCATGGACACCTGCGGCCGTCTTACGGTGCGCCTGGCGAGGACGCTGCTGTGAGCATCGGCCACACATGGGGCGAGCCGCTGGAGCCGGTGAAGCCGGCCCGGCGCGATCTGCGCGCGGACACGATCGGCCGCCTGGCCAAGGGCACGATGCAGATCGCCGGCGCCCTGTACCTGGCGCAGCGCGGCCAGTGCTTTCACTGCGGCGGCGCCATGCCGCTGTTCGGCAAGCGCGAGCATCCCGGTGCATGCAGCCGCGAGCATGCCATGGCCGCCAGCGATCGGCCCGGCCATCCGATGATCAATGGCGCGTGCGTGCTGGCCCACAAGGTTTGCAACGCCGTGCGAGACGACCGGCCGCTCACCGCCACCGAATGGCGACGCGCCGGCGAGATATGGGCGATCGCCGACCGCCTTTGGATCGGCAGCAACGGCGCCCGATCGCAGCTCCCCATCTGGATCGAGCTGGCCAAGCAGCAGCAACAGGAGACGACATGAACGCCACCACCCGACTGTCCGCCTTCGCCAGGATGAAGGCCGAGCGACTGACCAAGGCGGTGCAGGAAGCCCTGCATCCAATCATCAACGACAAGGGCCTGGTCGCCGCCCGCGTCGTGTTCCTCTACGAGGCCGATGGCCAGATGAACGGCGGCAGCTTCGACGTGCAGACGCACCCCGGCGCCGGCGTCTTCCTGGACGACATGCTGCGCCGCCGCTTCGCCGGCCAGATCAAGGACGCGCACAAGGCCACGACCGAGCATCAGCAAATGGTGAAGTCATGAGCGCACTACCCGACACGCTTGCCAGCCCGGACGGAAGGAAGAACATCTACACCTGCCGCAAATGCCGGGGCCACGTCGTCACCCGCGACGCCGACGAGGGTGTGACGCCCTTCATGATCGCCTGCGAGGCCACCGCCGCGTGCGATGGCCAGATGCACTCCAGCTTCTATCGTGTCTTCGATGGCACGATTGCCGCGACGCACGAGTGGTACAAGCCCCATGTCGCCCAGGTGATGGAGCCAGGCGTTCGCCGGCACGTCGAGAAGGGTGGCCTGGTGTTGCGGAGGATCGTGACATGAGCCGACGCGGCGTTATCGAGCAGACCCCGCCTCAACGCTGCGAGCTTTGCAGCACGATTGCGGAAACACGTCCCTATGGCCCCAACGGTGAGCAGGTTTGTTTCTCGTGCGGCATGAAGGACCAGGCCGCCGCCAAGCGCGGCTTTCGGCGCCTCATCGAGGGAGAGGGCAACGCATGACCACCGTTGCCCACCGCCTGCGCCTGGTGCAGCTTCCCGACATGGGAAAGGTCGACGCTCCGTATCTGACATCGAGGCCCGGCGCCAAGGGCTCCACGCGCTGGTTTTTCCAGCCGCCGACACGCGACAAGGCGAAGGGCTGGGCGGCCGTGCGGCTGCACGATCAGTTCCAGCGGCCGATCGCCGACGCCCTCGAAGCCGCCACCGCGTGCAAGCCGCTGGCCGACATCTACACGAAGTGGCGCGCCGGCGTCGAAGGCTACGGCCCGCACATGATCGACCGGCTCGGCCGCGTCGTGGCGCCAGTCGAGAAGTCGGCGAAGATCCGACGCAAGGAGGCGCGCGGCCGCAACTTCAAGCCCGGCCAGGTCGGCGCCATGGTCCACGACTACAAGCTGCACGAGGTGTTCACCGCGTTGAAGCCGAAGACGCAGCTCGAATATCGGACCTATCTCGCGCACCTGGTCGACGAGTTCGGCGACACATACTGGTGGCAGCTCACCGCCGGCGCCGCGCGCAAGTGGCTGCGGGCCTGGGCGATCGCGCACGGCCCGGCCGGCGCGCACTCGCTCTATCGCACCTGCCGTTCCTTCTTCCGCCAGTGCCGGCTGATCTACACCGAGCTGGGCCACCCCGGCATCGTGCCGGACGAGAAGAACCCGTTTCTCTCGCTGAACCTCAGCCTGCCCACCGCGACGCTGATCGTGTGGCCCAAGGCCGCCGTCGATGCCTTCGTGGCCCTGGCCGACGAGCTGGGCCAGCCGTCGATCGGCGACGCCGTCACGATGATGGCCTGGCTCTCGACCAGGAAGCAGGACTGGATCAAGTGGCCGGCGACGCACTTCGACAAGCCGCTGCTGGCCTTCCGCCAGGAGAAGACGGGCCAGCCGCTGGTGCTGCCCTGGGACATGGTGCCGGCGCTGCAGGCCCGCGTGACGGCTGCCAAGGCGCGGCGCACGGCGGACGCCGTCACGGCCCGCACGTTCTTCCACGATCAGAACGGCCTGCCCTGGCGCGACGGCGACGCCTTCCGCGACGCCTTCAACCTGATCCGCGACGTGCTGGAGCAGCGCCACCCCACGTTCGCGACCAGGTACTATGTCGGCATCCTGGACGAGGACCCGATGCTGATACCGACCGGCGCGCTCACGACCCGCACGCTGCGGCACACATGCGTCACGCTGAACCACGACGCCGGCATCCCGCGCGAGCTGATCGCCGGCCTGACGGGCCACAGCCTGGATACAATCGACGAGGTCATGGCCTGCTACACCGCCAGCACCGCCGACCAGGCCGCCGCCGCCCTGCAGATGCGCATGGACCATGAAGCCAAGGGAGCGAAGGCATGAGCCGGAAAATCCTCAACGACCTTACGTGGCTGCCTGGCCGTGCCGGCGCGGCCGACCTGTTCGTCGCCATGGATCGCGACACCTACAAGGAGTTCGTCGAGGCTATGTGCGCGGACTTCGCCGAGCTGGACTGGCCGGATCACATCAAAGCCGCCAACCGGAAGGCGCTGGAGGAAGAAGCCACGCGCGACGGACTCACAAAGATCGAGTTCATGGGCTGCCACATATGCATCTGCAATTGGGTGAAGGGCATCGCCTGGGAGCCCTACACGGCCAACCCTGCCCTCGCGCCCCGCGCCTTTGTCACCGGCCGAGTCTAA